GATAAAAACGACAAATACGCAGGTGCTTATGTCAAGGAACCGATTCCAGGAAAGTATGATTGGGTGGTTAGTTTTGACCTCAACAGTCTGTACCCTCATCTTATTATGCAATATAATATCAGTCCAGAGACCCTCAGGGAGACTAGACATCCCAGTGCGAGCGTTGAAGGGATCTTAAACAAAGAGACATTGATTGAGGGTGAGTATGCTACATGTGCCAATGGAGCACAGTATAGGAAGGATGTGCGTGGGTTCCTTCCAGAACTTATGGATAAGATGTATGGAGATCGTGTGATCTTCAAAAAGAAAATGTTGGACGCAAAGCAACAGTATGAGAAGACACCTACAGAAGCATTGGAGAAGGAGATTGCTCGATGCAACAATATTCAAATGGCGAAGAAGATATCTCTTAACTCTGCTTATGGTGCTATCGGCAATCAGTACTTCAGGTATTACAAACTTGCTAATGCAGAAGCCATTACTCTGTCTGGACAAGTATCCATACGTTGGATAGAGAATAAGATGAATTCTTATTTGAATAAACTTATGAAAACAAAGGAGATTGATTATGTTATTGCTTCAGATACTGATTCCATTTATCTTAATATGGGTGATTTGGTTGAAACTGTATACAAGGGGAGAGAGAAAACTACTGAGGGCGTTGTCAGGTTCCTTGATCAGGTGTGTGAAACTAAACTTGAACCTTATATTGAAAGTTCTTACCAAGAATTGGCCGACTACGTAAATGCATATGATCAGAAGATGCAAATGAAGCGAGAGAACATCGCAGAGAGGGGTATATGGACTGCTAAGAAGAGATACATCCTTAATGTATGGAATAGTGAAGGAGTACAGTACAACGAACCTAAGTTGAAGATGATGGGTATTGAAGCAGTTAAGTCTTCTACACCTGCACCTTGCCGTACCATGATTAAGGATGCTCTTAAACTTATGATGAATGGAACTGAGGATGAAGTTATTGATTTTATTGATAAGTCTCGTGCAGAATTTAAGACTCTTCCACCAGAAGATATCTCCTTTCCAAGATCTGCAAGTAATGTTGAGAAGTATAGAGCAGTAAATTCAATCTATGCAAAGGGAACTCCTATACATATACGGGGGGCTTTGCTGTTTAACTACTATGTTAAGAAAAATAAGTTAGACAATAAGTACTCACTCATCAACAATGGTGAGAAAGTTAAATTTTGTTATCTTAAGTTACCCAATCCCATTCACGAGAATGTGTTGTCATTTATTCAAGAATTTCCTAAAGAACTTGAATTGAACAACTATGTCGATTACGATCTACAATTTGAGAAGTCCTTTTTAGAACCTCTCAAAGCAATTCTTAATGCGATTGGTTGGAATGTAGAAAAAACTGCAACGCTGGAGGCGTTTTTTACCTAATGGATTTACCTATAACTGATAAGGAGTTAGGAACTATCGTAAGTGCTTTACACTTAGGTGGTGATACAGCACTGTTTCAAAAATTGAAGTTAGTAAAAGAAACTATAGATCAAAATCCAAACGGGTGTTATAAAAAAATCTTAAGAGAATCACATGGTATGGTAATCTAGATTAAATAGTGGTATAATATCTCTATTAAGTTTACTATAATGATCTTTCTATCAAGACCATCAGTATATACACTACCCAATACATGGGAGAAGCAACCTGATGTTTTAATTCCACACTTAAACTTGACACCTGATCAAGGATTAATTTTATTCTTTGGTTTACTTTTAGGTGCTTTAGTTGCATATGGAATTTTTCTTACATTTGGAGCAGGTAAGAAGGATCTAAGAGACCAGATCGATGAACATTCTAAGATGCATGAACTAGGCATTGCACATGGTCACGGTGGAAACAAAGAGGCATATAAGATGTCTGGTAAACTAAACCACAAACATGATGAAAAGAAATAGTTATGGATTTTTTAAAGGAAATCGTTAAAGAAATTGGAGACGAATACACCCAACTCGCAGAAGACATCGAAGAAAGAGAAGAGTTCATCGATACAGGATCATACATCTTTAACGCAGTGGTGTCAGGTTCCGTTTATGGTGGGGTATCTCGTAATAAGATTACTGCCATCGCTGGTGAAAGCAGTACTGGAAAGACTTTTTTCTCCCTCGCAGTGGTTAAAAACTTCCTTGATACTAATCCTGATGGTTATTGTCTCTATTTTGATACTGAAGCCGCAGTTAATAAAGGATTACTTGAGTCTCGTGGACTTGATTTAAAAAGAACTGTTGTTGTTAATGTAGTTACTATTGAAGAGTTCCGTACTAAGGCACTTAAGGCAGTAGATATATACCTTAAGACACCTGAGGAAGATCGCAAACCTTGTATGTTTGTGTTAGACTCTTTAGGTATGTTGTCAACTGAAAAAGAAATCAGAGACGCATTAGATGATAAGCAAGTCAGAGACATGACCAAATCTCAACTTGTGAAAGGAGCATTCCGTATGCTAACATTAAAACTTGGTCAAGCAAACATACCACTTATAGTCACAAATCACACCTACGATGTTATCGGATCTTATGTCCCAACTAAAGAAATGGGAGGAGGCTCTGGTCTCAAATATGCCTCGTCTACGATCATTTATCTCAGCAAAAAAAAGGAAAAGGATCAGAGCGAGGTTGTTGGAAACCTTATTAAAGCTAAGACAGCCAAATCTAGACTCTCCAAAGAAAACAAAGAAGTAAATATACGTCTTTACTACGATCAACGTGGTTTAGATAGGTATTACGGTCTCCTTGAATTGGGTGAGATTGGAGGGTTGTGGAAAAATGTTGCAGGTAGATATGAGATTAATGGTAAGAAGGTTTATGCTAAAGCAATATATAAAGATCCAGAAGAGTATTTTACAGAAGATATATTACAAAAATTAGACACTATAGCAAAAGAAGAATTCTGTTATGGTAACTGATGGAAACACTTGAAGTCACCATCCTTGAGAACCTCATTTATAATGAAGAGTATTCTCGGAAGGTAATCCCTTTTATTGAACCAGACTATTTCCAAGAACAAGGTCAGAAGTTAGTCTTTGAAGAGACCGTACAGTTTATTACTAAGTATGATACTCAAATAACTGTAGAGGCACTTCTTATTGAAGTATCAAATCGTAAAGATCTCACAGAACAAACACTTCAAGACATTCAACAGTTAGTAGGTTGTCTTGAGAAACGTCCACAAGATCATCAATGGTTATTAGATTCTACTGAGAAGTGGTGTAGAGAACGTGCTATCTACTTAGCACTCATGGAGTCTATTAGTATTGCTGATGGTCAAGATGATAAGAAAACTCAAGATGCTATTCCTACAATATTATCTGATGCTCTAGCAGTATCCTTTGATAATAATATAGGACACGATTATTTTGGTAATGTTGAAGAACGTTATGAGTACTACCATAAGAAGGAAGAAAAAATCCCATTCGACCTTGAATATTTTAACAAGATTACAAAGGGTGGTCTACCGAATAAAACTCTCAACGTTGCTCTCGCTGGCACAGGTGTTGGAAAATCTTTATTCATGTGTCATGTGGCTAGCAGTGTCCTCTTCCAAGGAAAAAATGTTCTCTACATTACGATGGAAATGGCAGAGGAAAAGATTGCGGAGAGGATTGATGCTAATCTACTTAATGTCAATATACAAGACATAACAGATCTTCCTAAACCAATGTTTGAAGGGAAGATACAAAATCTTTTAACTAAGACACAGGGACAACTTATAATTAAGGAGTACCCTACTGCATCTGCTCATTCAGGACATTTTAAAGCATTGCTAAATGAATTAGCATTGAAGAAATCATTTAGACCTGATATAATTTTTATTGATTACTTAAATATATGTGCATCATCGAGGTATCGTGGTAATTCAACTGTCAACTCTTACTCGTATATTAAAGCGATTGCAGAGGAGCTTCGTGGTCTTGCTGTCGAGTCTAATGTACCGATTGTTAGTGCTACTCAAACTACTCGTGCTGGTTTTGGCAACAGCGATGTTGACCTTACTGACACTTCAGAATCCTTTGGACTCCCTGCTACTGCTGACCTTATGTTCGCTCTCATATCTACTGAGGAGTTGGAAGGTCTCAACCAAATAATGGTTAAGCAATTAAAGAATAGATATAATGACCCTACAATGTTCAAGAGATTTATTGTGGGTATAGATCGTGCCAAGATGAGACTATATGATGTTGAACAGAATGCACAGGAAGGTGTAGTTGATAATGGACATGATAAGGAGGATACTCCTGAGACAAAGTTTAAAGATAAGTTTGGAGGTTTTAGTTTTTCATGATAATACCTTTAGAGATGATGGGTGATCCTACTGAGATTGATTACCCAGACAGAAGACAGTTCCCATGTGATAAGACTGTAGAAAAGTGGAAGTCTATAGGACATCTTTATGTTAACTATACTGGATTATTATTAGAGGAGTATAAAGGAGTTCCTGAGTGGTGTATTGACGTGAAGGAATATCTTGTCGGTAAATATAATTTACAAGATGCTTGTTCATCTGTTTATTGTATGCCACCAGGAACTATTATGCCAGAGCATAGGGATACTTATCCTCGGTATAAGGCATTACATAATCTTGACAAACTAGAAAATATCTGTAGAATATTAATATTCCTAAATGACTGGGAATCAGGACATTACTTTGAGGTTGACACAAAACCTGTAGTGAACTGGACTAAGGGAGAATATATAATGTGGCGAGGTGACACTCCGCATATTGCGGCTAACGTTGGATCAACCAACAGATATACTATGCAAATTACTGCACATGACTAATTTAAAAGTAACTAAAGCAAGAAACCAAGTGAAGTCTAAATTTTATTACATCTTTTGGGGTGTAGCCACTGTATCCGTCTTTGCTGGACAACTATATGTTGGATCTGGATATCGTCAGATGTCAAGATCTTTTAATAGAATTTTGGATGCTGTTCGGTTTGAGTTAATTGGACCTGATCCTTATGATCATCCAATGTATGTGCCAAGATCAGA